GTATGCAGTATCAGCAGCAGCAAACCAAATAGTAGCCATTCCTCTACCAGCTAAGGTTCTATTACCTGTAGCAGCGTCAGCAGCGTTATGTATCGTTACGCCTGAACCTTGAGTAATTGTTTGATCTGATCCACTGTTATTGATAATCGTCACTGCATCACCAGCAGCAAAGACTGAGTTATTAATAGTTACTCCACCAGTTGATATATAAATAGCTTTGCCAGCATCAGCCGCTACTGCTACATGTGCTGAACCCTGAGCGTTAGAAGGTATCTTTCTTACATCACCTTTTGAATCTTCTACTGTTGAAGTAACCAGTGTCCCTGCTGCAATCGTTATATCTCCAGTAGAACTAGCAGTTCCAGTTGTTGTTCCAACGATAAATTTATCTGCACTTTCATCCCAAGCGAATATTGCATTATCACCAGTAGAACCACGTTCAATAATTATTCCAGAATCATTAGCGTTACTAGAAGCACCACTATTTAATTCAAGTAAGTTATCTGTAATCGTTGTGTTTGTGCTGGCTACTGTAGTAGTTGTGCCATTTACAGTAAGGTTGCCCGACAGTGTGAGGTTAACTGCTGTTGCTGTTCCTGTTAGTGCTGGTGACGCTAAAGGTGCGTAATCTCCAAGTTCTGTCTGGACGTAAGCAGTAGAAGCAGCCTTAGTTGTATTGTCATTAGCACTAGCAGTAGGAACAATGACCGTTCCCGTAAATGTTGGACTAGCAGTTGGTGCTGCTGCCGCTAAACTTGCTATCGTCTTCTCTACATCTGAGCCAGAATTATCATAAATAATTGCATCTGCCTTGATTTTTCCGTACGCCATGACTAACTAACAAGAATATATTTAGAGTTTACAGGAATGGTAAGAATCACGCCACTTGCCAAGGTAACGTCACCAACACTCATTGCATTTTTACCAGTAGTAATTGTAAGGCTAGATGAAATTGTTTGATCTGTTTCAGTAATAGCAGTTGATATTGTTTGCCAGCTAAGAGTTCCAGATCCATTTGTTTGTAAGTACTGTCCTGCTGAACCAGATCCAGGTACACCAGAGGAAGCACCAATATCAGCTTTAGAAACTAAGTTACCTGTCGCTGTAACTCCACCTTGCCAAGAGCTTCCGTTATAAACTCGTAATTCATTAGCAGTAGTATCAAAGTAAAGATCTCCAGTATTTAAACTAGAAGATGGTTGAGAACTTGCTATACGATATTGATCTGCAAAATTGTTAACACTAGCTAAGTTTGATGCGACAGTATTAACATTAGAAATAGAGCCACCAACAGAGTTTATATTGGCAATGTTTGTAGTAACTGTTGTTATATTGCTATTGGCTCCAGCTACAGTATTGATATTGGTGTTGTTACCAGCAACAGTATTTATGTTTGTTGCGTTGGAAACGACTGCATTAATATTTGAAGCATTACTTACTGCACTATTTATATTTGAAGCATTACTTACTGCTGCATTAATGTTAGTTTCGTTGTTAGCACATGAGTTGATGTTTGTAATATTGCCAGCAACTGTAGTGACCTCTGTTGCTTTAGGTGCTAAACGATGAAAAGTATATGTATGAAGAGTAGAAGTTGTTTCAACAATTCCACCATATCCTGCTCCTAATACTGTTGAACCACATCCTGTAATTGTTACCGTGTTACCTGAACCTGCACCATTAGCTATAGTTACAGTTCCACCAGAAGGAGTATGAGAAGAAGCAAATTCTTTGACACTGACTAGAGTTCCTGCTCCATTGTTTACATCAGGGTTAGCGGTAGGGAAAGATGTTTCATTTGCTATTGGTACAAAACCACCTACGTCATCAACTAAATCTGTAATCCTTGCATCAATAGCAGAAGTCGTTGCAATCTTATCGTCAGCAGCACTCCAACTTTCTCCTGATTGAATCTCACTTAAAGTATCTTTTCCATAAAATATTTCACCTGCTCTTTTTGCTGAGTAAGTTTTAGTGTCACTTGTTGATGTACCAGAAGTAACAACTCCTGTACCACTCATGTCATTAATGACAGGAGAAGTAAGAGTTTTGTTTGTTAAAGTTTCTGATCCTGTTAATGTTGCTGCTGCATTTAACTTTGTGTGATCTGCATCAGTAAATACATTGCTATCACTGGCTGCTTCTACTGCTGCTCTAATCTCTGCGTTAGTTTGATCTGCTGTTGCATTAGTTTCTATGCCATCTAACTTTGCACCATCAACAGATAAATCTCTTCCATCAATATTCCCTGTAAATGTATCTATATAATTTTTAGTTGCTGCATCCTGTGCTGACGTTGGGTCAGCTACTTCTGTTAATCTTTTATTTCCTAAACTTGGTAGACCTGTAGATTCTGAAGTCGTTACAGTTTGGAACTGACTATCTTTTAGTTCTTGGTCAATATATAAACTCTGTAATGCACTTGTATCTAAGTCATTAGCGGTAAGGGTTGAACCATCTGCATAATCGACAAGAGGTGTATCTAGTGATGAGTTTCTTCTTATTTCTACTCTTAAGTTTGCAGAAGCTGTACCTGTATTAAGTCGTACAAGTTTAGGAGATACGTTAGTTATTACTTGATACTCTGTTGAACCTGTTCCTTGATTAATCTTGTTGTAATTAAGGTAAACCTCTATGTGTGCTTCTTTGATATAGGGGAAGGTAAAAGTAAAATCAGTAGTTCCACTAGCTGAAGTAGCGTTGATTACTCTTGTTGATCCGACTGTGTAACTCATGGCTTAGTAATTAATTGAACCCTCGAATGATCTAATTGTAGACTTAGGATCCAAAGAGTTCCTAATCTTTTTATTTCTATTGTCTATTAATTCAAATTCTGCTGCCCATATTGCATTTTCAGGGAACTGAAGAAAGACCTTTTTAGCTTCTTTTATATAGGCATTGTAAATTGTCCGAACATATTCAGCAGCAGCACTATCTTTTCTTGTTCCACTTCCTAGCTCTCTTGATAATTGATTAAAACGACTCTTAGGATTTGTAAATTCATCTTCTAATGTTCTTTCAAAAGTATTGCTATATCCCTTTGGTATCACTTCGTTTCCTATCCTTTTAAGTAGATTTTGTTGCTCATAAGTTAATAAATATTTATCTCCATATGTACTGGAAAAAGTATTTGCAGGGAAGAATCTGAATGATTTACCTCTCCTGTCTAAACTTGCCAATACATCATATACAGGAGAACTAGACTTATAAGGAAAAGTATTACCAGGATCAAGAGCATTTGTTAACCATGCAGATTCTTTTGGAAAGAGTGGTGCAAAAAGAGACTTAGCGTAAGTCTGTGGTCTTGCTCCTACTGATTCCAATCTATTAGGAAGTTCTTCTGAATAACCAGTCACCTGATTTTTAATACGATTAAATGTTTCATTTAATGGATTACTAGCAGGAATAGATCGAACTTGATTGTCAAATCCTTTTCTGCTCAGTCTTAACATTCCTCCATAGGGAATAAACATTTTAGCTGCGGTATTTTGAACCCATCTAGCGGCTGGATTTATTCTGTCTCCTGTTGGATCAACTGGCATAGCAAGACCAGAAAGAATCTTTTTCAAGTCATTAAAACCTTGGAACATTGTTTTATCTATAATTCCTCCTCCTGTTGTTACTGTCGCATGTGCTATTCCTGTGGCGATTGAACTAGCTAATGATTGTGCTTGGTCATCTGATACTTGAGGAGCTAGTTCGTAATACTCACCTAAGAATCCAAGGATAATTCCAACTTGATCTAATCTTTCTAAGCTAACAGCAGGGAACCAATCACCTGTTGCTGGATTTCTCATCTTGCAAGAGAAAGGGCCAGGTATTCTATTAACTTCTCTCCAGTTTTTATTATCTATTGGGTTTAATGGCCCTGATCCGTAGCATTTAAACAGGCCAGTTTGCATTAGTCCAATACCGATTGAGGCTATTAATGTACCTTTTGCAACTTCACCTGTTGTTCTATATCTAGTTTGTGGATCTTCACTATTAATATTTTTCCAAAAATTATCCTCTGCCCAGAATAAAGGTGATCCTCTTTGTACGTCTTTAATTACATTGACAGGGGCACGATTAAACATTTGAAGTAATCTTAACTCTGGTGAATGTGTAATAGCTTTTTGCCAAGCATCTCCTATCCCTGAGATTGCTCTTGAAAATGGTTGAATTTTTGTTTGTTCAGAAGCCCAGTTACTTGCAAACTCTTCAATCTCTTTAGGATCTGTAATACCTTTGTCTCTAGCTAATCTTTCTCCTCCTACTAAAGTTCTAGCTTCAGGTGTTGCCCATAAATCAGAGGTATAATTTACCCAATTAGTTACATTTTTAGCAGTTTCACTTTTTAAAATTCCATTTTCCATAATGCTTCCATCTTTTCTTAAAACATCTTGACTAATTTCACGCAATCTTTCAGCAGCATTTTTTGTCGCATAGTCTGCAATTTCTAAACTATCCCACTTATAACCTAAGTCTTCTGCTTTTTCTAATTCTTCTAAATATAGTCGATTAAATTCACTAGCTTTTCCAACAATAGTTCCAAAATAAGTATCAATAGACATCGCTCCTTTAAGCGACATGTTATTTGTTTTCCATAAAAATCTTAAGGCAGTTGCCAACCAATTTTTATTGTTAGGGTCTAAGTAGCCAGGATTATCAAGAGTGCTTTCTCTCATTGTAAATGTCATTGAACCTACTTTTTTGGTTATAGGTTTAGGTGCTGAACCTTGTTCTTTCCCTAATCTTAAAACTCCATCATTATCCATTGATTCTTTTATATGTTCGACATAAGATCTATTAGAGGCGTTATAAGAAACGCCATCATCAAAAGCCATTCTTGCTAACTCAAGTCCTGCATTATGTTCTGCTCTGTATTGATTATATAGTTGCCATGATTTATTACCTCTTCTAATAATACGTCTAGCCCTTTTAATTGTTGCATCAGACCCTTGAGCTATTCCTTTAGCGTATGTTCCTAATCCATGAATATAAGCTCCTAATGCAATATCTATTGGCAATGTTGCAGTTTTATATGCTCCACCTAATACCATTGTTGTCATGGTAGAAGGTGAGAATAATAAGCTTGCAGAGTAATGAGATAAAATCATATCTCTTGTCAAGCTATACATACTGGCTTTTGAAATTGATTTTGCAAAGTCAACATGAGCAGCAAAATCTTCACTTCTATAATTAGCAAATGAATTGAAAGTTGCATCAGCCCATTGTCTTGTTGATTCACTTAATGGTGCATCAGAATCAAGTTCTGCTTTTATTTGAGGATCAGATAAGTCATTAATTAATTGTTTTCCTTTTTCCATTGTGTTATTAATTTCATCTATAACACTTCGACTAGGAGATAAAGATTCTGGAGCAACTTTAGATCCAACTATTTTATTTGCTTCTTCTACATTAAAAATAACAACTGTCTCTTGATCGGCAAAACGTATTCCAGTAAATCCTTGATCTATTAAATATTCTTTTAAAAGTCCTTGTTGTTCTATTGTTAGTTTTGGATGACCTGCTGCTGTGCCTAGATAACCAAGTCCTGCCTTTTCTGTGATCTCTCCTATATGAAATCCTGCTGATTGATAATCAAAGATCTGACTATCTTTATTACTTAAAGTATTTCCTGAAAGTGGCTGTGTTCCGACATTTTCATTTGTACTTTTAAAGTAAACACCTTCTCCTACTAATGTATTTTTACTTGCAGGAGTTAACTTAAATCCTTTTTCTATAACATTTTTGTATAGCTTTCCATCAGCAGGATAAAATAATTGAAGGGTGTCAGAAAGAACAGAAGCATTTCCGTATGTAACAGTGCCGTTAATTTGTCTGGATGCAAGCCTTTGGCTATCACCTCTTCCAACTGTTTCATAGGCTTGTGCCCCTTTCATAAATTCATTAATAACTGAAATACCGTCTTGCAATAATTCTTTTTCATCGGCTGCAATCGCTATTCCAGTTCTATGGTTTTTCCATTGATTTGCATAAATACCAGATTCTTTACCAAGGATTCTTACTACTTGATTTAAAGCCATTAAATCAGCAATAACTCTTCCGTTCTGTTGATTAACTTCTTGAAGTGGTCTTAATCTTGGTAGTATTTCATCTATTTGTTTTGCAGTTATTCCTTGTTCTCGTAGGTCACGGAAGACCATTCTACGCATATCTTTAAAGTCTAAAGTTGGCATCCCTGTCCTTTGGGCTTTACTACCAACATTCACAAGAGCATCACTTAGTCCTCTTAAGCCAGCGACAAATTCAGGAGTAGGTCTTGGTTCATATCTTTTCTTTCCAGAACCAGGTACTTCAGGTCTTTTTCTACTAATTAATCGAAGAAGATCATTTTCTAATAAGTCGTCAATTTTTACTTTTCCTGATTTAATGTCGTCTAAATTATCTGTAATTTTTTGAGCAATTACTAGAGGATTAATTTCATATAGTGGAGGTAAGACTTGGGGTTGAACTGGTGCTTGATTGTTAATTTGTTCTCTAATTCTGTCAGCACCTTTTCTTGCTTCAGTAACTTGATCAAAGTATTTCTTAGTAACCCATCTACCGTCATAACCTCTAACTTTTCCTTTCCCTTTTGGATCAGGAGTTCCAGGTAGTATTGCTTTGCCTGTTGGTTTAACTGCTGGTGTTTCTCTTACGTTAACTTTTTCTATATTAATTGAGTTGTAAGGATCCCAATAGATTTTTACTTGATGAAGACGTTTACCTTTACCTGCTTTCTTTCCTCCTTGATGAATAAAACCACCAAAACCTTGACTTCTTAAATACTCTTCAAATTGACGAAAAATTCCATCACTAACGCTACCAGGTGATACATCATTTGAATTTGCATAAGCTCTAATTTCATCATACAACTGTCCTAATGTATAAGTATCTCCTAAGTCTTGAGTAGAACGAAAAACAATGTCTTCGTAAGGGCTGTCATTGATATTATCTATAAAATCTTTAAAGGTATCGCTTACATTTTCATCAAGATTGTAAAATTTAATAGGCTGCTTTTCAGTGATTTTATAAATAGTTTGATTTGCATTTGTTTTTACAAGCTTTTTGTTTTTCTTTTGATATGTACCTGCTGTTACTAAATCATCGGTTGAATAAAAACCATCACCATAAATATTTTGACTATTGTTATAAAATTCTAAGCCTTCTTCTAATTCAAATTCATCAGCAGCCCCATGATAAAACTCTCCTTTACCTCTAGTATCTGTTGTTAGATCTAATTCTTTAGGTGGTTGTATTGTATTGTCGCCAACAATCTTACCTGACACTTTGACTGTTTGTTCTGTGTCAAATCCTTTTATTTCTTTTGCTAATCTATCTACTTCTTGATCCCATTTATTAATAGCTTTGTTATAAACATTTAATTGATTTTCATAAGCTTCTCTAATTTCTATTGGTATTTCTTCTCCTTCTAAGATTGACTCACCAGTACGTTTATCTGTTGTCCAATATCTACCGCCGCCTTCTGGTGGTTTAGGTAATTGTGGTTCTTGGCTGATTAGACTTTTTAACTTTGCTTTTAATTCTGCTTCTTTTACATTATTAACTTGATTGATTTCATCAATCTCTTTTATTTCTTCGACAGCAGCATCAAACTCTTGATTAGCTTCTTCTCTTTTTATAACTGCTTCTTCTTTTGTTAAAGCTTTATATCCTTCAGGTAAAGTTTTAATTTCACCTTTCTCTATATCTATAGATGTTTTTACATCTTGATTAGCCTTTGTTACTTTAAAAACTTTTGCTAATAAATTAGACCAACCTTCTGCTGTCCTTGGTGCATTTTTAATTCCAGCTTTACCTAATTGTCCTGAACCTCCTATTGCTGCTCCTAGTGGGCCACCATAAATAATACCATCAGCAATATTTTTAAAAGATCCATCTAGTCCAACATCATTCGGATCTGTTAAAAGTTGAGGAGTTATGTTTAATCCGAAATGATTTAAAAGATCAGCAAGCCTTCCACTGTGTTGGTCAAATCCAAGACCGTCAATAATTGCACCATACTCCATACCTTCAAGAGTTAACCCTGTTCCTCTTTTTAAAAGGCCAGTTGCAAGATTTACTTTTTCTCTTATGTTGCGACTACCTTTAATGCCAGATTGTTTAAAACCTTTTAAAGGTGCAGTTACTAAACCTTTTGTACCTGGAATAGTAGGTATTCCAATTTTTCCTAGTAAACGTAACTGTATTCCTGCTTGTACTAAACCTGTAATTAAATCTTCTACTGGCCCTGAAGTAGGAAGACTAGGCAGTGGTTGTGTTCCAAGAAAAGGAGCATCAGGTTCTATAAAAGTAGTTGCCCTAGATGGATTATCAGCAATCTTGGCAGGAATATCATATAAAAATCTGTCGTTTAATTCTTGCAATTGATTTCTCATTGCACTTGCACTAAGTCTGTAAACAGTTGGGACTACTGCTCTTCCTTCCTTTGTAACTTCTTGTCCTTTAACACCTAAAGCTTCGTCAGAGGCTTGACCAGCAGCAGCCAACGATTGTTCAATATCTCCTGATTGAACAAGTTCTTTTGTTCCTGCAATAACAGGTTCTACAAAAGGTGCTACTAATTGACCTCCGAATGTATTGCTTAAGAAATGACGACCACTTGCTAAATTTTTGTCATAGTCAGGTCTATCACTAACTCCAGGTCTTCTTTCTTCCCATGTCAATTTGCCGTCTTCACCTGTAGCAAGGCTTCCGTCTTCGTTGGTTTTAATTTTATAGCGTTTCCTTACGTCTGCACCATCTACTAAATCTGGTACATATCCATTCTTTGAAGGCTGTCGAATATTACCCCAATACCTTTCTTCTACAGACGGTTCTTCGTTTTCAGGTTCTAAAACTTCTACTCCAACAGAAGGTTCAGGTCGTTTATATACACGAATTTCATCACCATTCTCGTCTGTAATAGTTTCGTAGGGCATGGTTCAAATCTCTATTGTTTGATAGTAATTGAAAATTAAATCTTGGGAAGTTCTATATCACCTCCAAGCATGTCTTTTATTATTTTGACCTCATTTTCATTTGTGTTGCCTTTTAATTTGTTTCTTATTTTAGCTCTTTTTAGTCCATCCCTTGAGGGATTGATGTCAAAGCTAGGGCTACCTGCAATCAATGTTTCATTAATTAATTTGTTATCTTTATCATCGTTGATAAGAGCTTCATCTTTAACTTGTCTAACAAAAACATTATTATTAAAAAGATTAGAAGCTACTACTACTTTAGGCTGTAGTTCAGTTTTAGAGCTTAAAGAAGGAATAGACTTTAAACTATATTGCCTTATTAAATCTCTATCTGAGTCACTAAGATCTGTCCATTTGTTTCTATATTTCTTACTTTGTGTGTTGTATTCATCTAAACTTAATTGGTACTTAAAGAAATCTTCAATACTTAAACCTGATCCTCTTATTAAAAGTTCAACATCTTTAGGTAATGCTGTACCTCCTGATTCAAAAAACTTATCTAATATAATTTCTAATTTATCTGGGTGATACATTAGATTATTTTGTATATCTATAACCAACTCAGGATAAGAGCCAGGTGGTTTGTTTTTTATGAATCTTTTAGCTATAGATCTACTTGTCAATGTTTTATCAACAGAACTAACAATACGAATTTTAGCTTTCTTATTAAATCCAAATTGTGTGAAATCTTTATCAAAGTATTTAGTTAGTTTTTCTCTTATTGCGGATTCGGAAAGACTTTCTTTTCTACCTTCTTTAACTATTTTGTATGTATCTTTTTTCATTTTAGATATAACATTTCCTTTTTCATTTAGTTCTTGTTGTGTTTGTTCATTGCCATCCCATGACGTTGGAGAAGTTATTTCAGTTGTCATTTTGTCTTCTATAATATCTATCTGTTCCTCAGTAAAAGTATAAATATCTTCATTAATATCTTTCATTTCAGTGTTAACTTTAGTAAGTAAATCGCTATACATTGAGCGAGAACCTGGATCTTTTTTTATTTCGTCAAGTATATTATTTTTTAACTCTAACATTTCGCCTGCATTGCCTAGTGCATCGTAGAAATTTTCAGTATAACTAACGACTCTATCTTTTCTAAAGATACTAGACGCTGTTGCAAATGAATTATATCTATTGTTTATAGTTTCTCGTGCTTCTGCTTTTGCTGTTGCACTTAAAGATATATCTGAATTGATTTTGGTAATAGATTTTAAAAGAGCATCATCTCTACCCTCTGGAGTTTCTATTGCTTCTGGTGTAAAAAATTCTCCATAAACTATATTTGCTGTATCTTTTCCTTTTTGTTCTTCTATTTTGTTTTCTTGATCTGCAAGTTCACTTTCTATATTCTCCATCTTTTCCATAAAATCATTCTTACTTCCTGGCTTTTGAGTTTCTAAAGTATCAATTAATTTATTTCTTTTATATACTTTTGGCCCTTTAAAATCAATCGCTGGCCCTGTCTCAAGATTTAAGTATGCTTGTTTTACTTTATCTCTCATCTCATTAGCAGCAGTAATCTGCTCTTCTGTATCTCTAGGTAATTCTTTAAGAAGCTCTACTAATTGATCTCCTAAATTTTCTTTCCATCCTTTACCGCTATCACCATCTACCCATAAATATCTAAGTTCTAATCCTTCTTGTAATGCAATTTGTATGTCGTATGAAGATGCTTCTTTTGTATTAACTAATGATCTAATCTTATTAATTTCTTCTACATTCTTCTTTGTCTTTACATGAGTTTGATGTCTCTTATCATGTGCTGCTAATAAAGAAGCTTGTTTTTGAACAGATAAATGATTATACTTTGTTCTGCTTTTATTACTTAAATTACCAACATCTAAATCACCATAAAGAGTTTCACTTAATGCTCTTTGAACTAAAGGATCATCTGAAGGTAAATCTCTAATATCTATTTGTTCTCCTGCATCATTTGTGACTGTTGAAATATTTTTCCATTTCTCTTCTGACCCTGATAAATTTAAAAGATACTGACGTTCAGCAATAGCTTCTTTAATAAAACGATTTCCAACTGCTGCCTCGTATTTATTTAATAACTTCTGAGCAGCAGCACTTTTTGTAGCTGCTTTTTGTAGCTTGATTAATGTTTCAGGTTTTCCAGGTGTTCCATGTTGAGCGACTTGTTGAACAAGTTTCTGAGCATCAAGTCTTTTTTCTTCGTTTCTAACTTTTTGAACAGCAGCAAAATTATTTCCTAATGACTGCAAGTTTGTATTTAACGACTGAAAAGCATTAGCAATATTTTGTAAGTCAGTAGTTTCTGCTGGTTCAGGTGATAGTTCTGGATCACTAAGTATAGGTGTGCCAGGGTGAGAAGGTTTACCTGCTTGTATATATGAATTGACAGGTGCAGCTTGTGATTGAATCCTTGGTGCTTGAATCTCTAAAGATTGAAGAGGATTAGCTGTTGCCATATTTGTGGCAATAGGTGCAGTTCTGCTGCTTTCTCTGTTGCTAACTTTGTTAGAAGAATAACGTCCCATGATTAACCGTAAGCCTCCTTAAAGCCTGGATATGAACCGAGTCCTGTCGATACACCACCAGCAACAGCACTAGCAACACCTAACATTCCTGGCCCTTTCACTTTCGGTCGTTTCATAGGTTTAAGAGGATCAAAGTATGTTTGCTTCCAGTATGGTTGTTGACTTGCTCTTCGACCTGCTGCTGTTATTCCTGCACCTCTCTTTCTTTCTTGTATTTGTTTTCCAGTAAAGGCTAAGTTCACATCAGTTGCATAATCATAAGCTGCTTGTTTCCTCGTTACATCAGCAATCAAATTAAGAACACTATTACCTCCTTTACCTAGAGCTATTATTTCTCCTTTTTGTTCTAAAGCAGCGATTGCTGTTTCTCGTTTAGATTGTCCTGCTGCTTTTTGTTCTTGTTGTAATTCCAAATTTAATTGTGCGACATCACTTTCAAGTGCTTCATTTGCTAAAAATATATTTTGATTAATAAGATCTTCTTGAAGTAATTCTTTCTGATCTTCAGTTGTTCTTTGTGCAGTTGTTCTTAAAACATTGTATTCATATTCTTGTTCTGCTTGAAGGTTTTGAAATTCTATTTGTGCGTTCTGTGCCCTTGTCTGAGCCTGTTGTTGCATGATGCCTAGACCTGCTGACATCACACCCATCACTACACTGGCTGTTACTGCATCGCACATAATTAGATCCTCACGAACTCATAGAACAGACGACTCTCTGGCCCATATTCTGAGTGCTTTTTAATGAATGTAAATCCCATCCATTGAAGCCATCTGACATGAACTTTGTTTCTAGCATCTACTACGTTAAATAATACAGGATACTCTTTGAGAATCTTGCGTAGTTCTATTTTAGATTGTCGAAGAAATGTACGCTTGTCTTTTGTATCATCCAACATTGATTGACAGCCCAACATCCATATACGACCAGACGTTGCTGACTCAGGTACAACACCCCACATACCCATACGATGTCCATGTCTGCTAATCATGGTCATGCAGGGGTTACTCTTAAAGAAACAGTAGAACAAACTAGCTATAGGATCTAACCCTGACTGTGCCTTAATCTCAGCTATATCCTCATCTCTCATTGTCTCAGCAATTATTTTAATATCTTCTAAACATGAAAGTCGTTGATAAGCTATTTCCTTTTCGCTCTTGTGTGGTAGAACCCTTCCCACTCTGCTGATTGGAATCGACAAGGTAATGGACTCGTACTACTAATTACTATCTTAGTATCTATATTGCTAGTCATCACAGGAACACGGAAAGATCCTGTAAGAACTGAAGGATCTCCGATAAGTGGTGGAGCTTGACCAACGATGACTCCGTTATATGGATAAGTGTTTGTGTCTCTACTTGCAGGAGTAACCTTTAGCTCAAAAGCTGACGACTCATCAAAGATTACAGTCCATGTTCTCATCTGTAGTTTCGGCCCTGCTGCTAATGCAACACCACCACCTTGCGGCTGTTCTTTTATATATGGAGTGCTGAACTCGTAAGTCATAGTGTATCTTTCCCCAATAAAGAAGCGTGGTGTCTTCCCTCCTACGACTGTCTTTAAATCTCCAAGGACTGTGATCGTATTAGATGTTTGAGATAGTGGTTCAATAACTTGTCCATGTCTTAGGAGGGTATTACCTTCTTCAAATCTTCCTACTACAATCATGTCTGCCCCAGTATTAATAGGGTAAGGAAGAGTGATAACAGTTTCTACACCTAAAGCACCAGCATTATTAAGACTTGTCGATGTAACTTCTGACTCAGTAATCTTTCTATCTAGCAGTATTTCTATCTCTGTTCCTGGGTCTACTTGTTCAGGTCTTAATGATACTTTCTCTAGGTAAGTTCCTGATTGAGATGAAGATCCATCTTCGTCATATTCAGTAAGTACATACAAATCACTACCTTTAATTGCAGCACCTATTATCTTTTTACTACCACTAACTTCCCAATAAGACCAAGCTGACTGAAGCTTTGTATCTTCTTCAAAGAAGAACTTATAAAGATAGATTCTCTTGGGCTGGTCAAGACTAAGCATTGCAACAGCATCTTCTGCCACAGCAGAGATAAGGTTACATAGATTTGTCGGTATATATCTAGGGATACTGGATGTTACATCTTCTGACAAAGGTACTGATCCACTTGAGTCAGGGAGGAAGAACTCTCTTAAGCCACTGAAGTTTCCTTTTGTTATAGGGAAGTATGTATTACGACCAACAGCTATCGGGTCAACAGATATATCCATATCAAAGGAGGTCATCTGTGTGATGGTGGCTGTCTTAGGCGTTAAGGCAGAACCTACATTTAATCCTGCATCTAATCTGAACTGAGCGTTTCTACTAAACAAGAGAAGAGTGTTAGCAAAAGCGACAGTAGATAGAAGAATGTTGATAGAGCTACCACCGCAACTGAGATCTACTGGATCACTATCCACCATTGTCTGAACAGTTTCAGGCCAAAACCTTCCGTGGTCATCACTAGCAGAGAGGATGACATTCTCTTCAGATAGCATTATCAATCTATTCCTGAACAGGTTTAGATTCTGTATTGTCCTGCCTACAAAGGTAGGCTCTAAGGCTGTCTTCTTGTCACCAGCTATACGACCTGACCACGTGGCTCCATAGACTGCATTACCACTGGTGGTTTGACTTTGCCCTGCTGTATAGGTGAATGTATTTGCAGTGACTGGTCGAATAGAAAAGACACCAGCAGTTCCTGCACCAGAAGAAGGTCTAACAAATAAAAGATCTCCACTCTCTAATCCATGATCTGTTTTAGTAACAGTAACTGTTGTTCCTGATTGTGCATAGGTAGCACTATTCTCTCCCTTTATATATTTCTGGAAAGTAAAACTACCATCTGAATTTCTAACTAATACATGAGGCATTGTTGCCTCGTCAAATCTATATTGTATTCCTGGTGCTACTGTCTCTTTCCATACTCCATCACCATATATATCTGTGGCATCACTGGAGTAAGTAGGTGGAAAGTCTGCGTTGACTACAAACTTAACGTAGTAATCGTCATACCTAGTAGCTTGAGAGCCTTGTACTTTAACAATAAAACCGTGGTAAGCCTTGATAGGTAAGTCGTCTAAGTCATCGACAACACCTTTAATTGCTTTAGTTGCTTCTCCTGTCTTATCATCTTTGCTTGTTAATGTGTAATCACTTCCATCATTTTTCTTGATGTGAATTATGTAGTCGTCATTATCAATCGTGTATCCACCGATTGAATGTAGTTGTTGAGCTAACTTATCTGCGATTGTAACTGTTGATAATTTTACTTCAGGTACAACAGTGCAATTACCAGAGTTAGCACTTGAATCGTTTTGTGTTGCTGCTGTGTAGGTGAATGAATTTGTACTTGCACCAGCTACTTCATAAGTACCTGCTACTCCACCAGATGCAGTAGCAAAACTAATTTTAAACTTATCACCATTAACCATTCCGTGTGCTGTTGCTGCAACTGTGACAGTGGCACTGTTAGCAGGTTGAGTGTAAGAAGATTCGATCTGTTCTCCACCAGCAGGGGGAGTTGTATATGATTTAGTTACGCCGCCTAATGTAACGCTGTACTCGGTGTCATAATTTGCAACCTTAATAAACACCATCCCTGTTACATCAGTGATTGTTGTTGGTGATAAGTCACTGGACATTGCAACAGTCTTTTCCTTGTTAACAATGAATGTGTAGTCAGCAATAGATGCAACCCTGAACATCTCTGAAGGATGACCAGTCACATCTAGGTAGCTAACTCCATCTGGTGTTGCAGGAGTAACAAGTGTTCCGTCTAAGTTTGCTACCTTGATTGCACCATCTTGAATAATGATGATGTAGTTAATATCGTTAGTCCTTGAAACCATGTGTACAAATGGTCGGACTGTTGACTTGTTCTCAATAAATAAACGAGCGACATTATTTAATGGCGGCCTCTTCTTCAATCCTTCAACTGGACTCGACATACAATTAACTACTTCCTCTGCCTGTGATGCCAGCCTCAAGGCAGGCGGCTGTTGGCTAACTCCATTAATGAGGTTAGGTATAGAAGAAGTAATTAAAGGCATGACTATCTAAGAACAGTACGACTTGGTTGGTAAGTCTGGAATACTCCTGTGTGATTAGGATTACCTCTAATCATATTGTGATCTCCTGCATTAGTTTCTTCTTCTAAGAATTGTGCCCTTGCTTCTGCTTCTGCTGTGATATTGATCTGACTTAGATCTGCACTACCTAGTATCTGTTCTTGTAGTGTGCGACCTGCCTTCGTCATTATGTATTGACGAGCGTGTTCAGGTAGGTCAGTCCACTCTAGGAAGTACGTTACATCTGCTGTTAAATCTTCTTCAAAGATAGAAGTATTCTTTCTTCTGTCGTATAACTTCAATCCTCTTTGCACTACCTCATTGTCTGGGTATTCATAAGGATCAATCTTCACTCTGCTTATATCTGAACTTAAATTAATTTCATTAGTACCAGCAGTACGAGTCAGAGTTCTCTCGTAGTCAGTATTAAATGACCACCCTTCTGATTGGATTGTTCTGCTTACTTCTTTGAGAGTATCGTTTGCTTGCTTTGCAAGACCGAACTGACCAGCCAAGGAGTTAACAGGTGCTTCACCCATCATCCTTAATACTTTGTTGACTGCTTCTAGTTCTGAAGTGAGGTTAAGACCCATAAGAAAAGAGGGGGCATATAGCCCCCACGGTAATTAACTGGTTGCTGTGTATATCTCGATAGCACAGTCTGGACGTAAAACGCCAGTACCATGAGCCATAGATCCGACCATGAATGTACCTTGCCATAGTGCATGTACATCGGAACCAGTTTGTTCCATCTTCAGATCCATCAACTTAACAGTACCAACAGCTTGCTTGTTAAATACAAGTCCAACGCTAGCTGTATAGTCAGCGTGGTATGTGTTGTTCTCACCAGTTACAGCAGAACGGTTTGTAGTTGGCAAGTGGTTAGACTTAACGATGCTGATACCAGCAACCTTTAAGACTGTTCCATCTGCGTATGCTCCAGAACCACCCCAGTCTCTGTTGAGTACGTCTGTTGTTTGGGCGATTTTATAATATTCGGTTGGAGCAAGAGCTAAGTATCTCCCGTCCTCAGGAATATTATCTACATCCATCTGCTCTGCTGCTGACCACATAGCACTGACTAGCTGTGCCCCTGTGATAGCTGCTTTGTTAGTAGCAACAATCTTGATACGAGTACCACCAGGTAGATCAGTGTTGAAGTTAGTAGCTGTTCTTGCTGCTTGGCAGATAGTAGCTGCTACGTTCTGGTCATAGGTGTACGCTAATGCGTTACCCATCTCAGTTGTATACTGAGACCTCACGTCATAATGGTTCTTAGCCTCATCAATGTCAGCAACGAATACGTTTGATACGAGCTTGTCATCGATGTTGATAACAGCTTCAGCGTGCTTAATAGCATTACCTGTAAGCTGTGTACCAGGTGTATGGTACGCTGTACTGCTTAATCCAATGATAGGGAACTGAGCAGATTTACCAGATGATATCGTGCGTACAGTGTGCAACGCCTCGAACACGGTTGCCTTGCGGAAAGCACTAAGTACTTCTCCACTAAAGGTCTTAAGGAATAAAGCGTCATAGCTAGAGCCTGTATTGTTTACAAGACCTAGCCGTGAGCTAGTAAAATTAGCCACGGAAAAAAGAAAGAAAGGTTGCCCTTCACTATCTGTTCAACGCAGGGTATCCCTCGCAAGGGGCCGTTGTTTATACGAGAATGTTTAGGTTGTTTATATAATACCCCTTACAACACTTTTGAGCGACTAAGTTTTTCTTGTACCTCTTGTCTATACGCTGAATCAGTTGCGTATCGTTCATCATTCATAGCAGCTACTACCTGTGCAGTTGACTTGAACTTAGTGGTATCTGCTTTAGCTGCTCTACCTCCGACAAGTTTAGGTTCTCTTGGTGCATTGTTCATATAGGCAGCTTGAATACCAGCGACAGCAATCCTTATCTGGTGTGGGTTGCTGGTCTTAAGCATAGAGTTGAACGCATCAACTTCTCCCTTGTCTAGGTTTGCAGCAGCCCACGTAATCATTTCAGTGTAGACCTGCTCACCTCCGAACTCATTCTTAATTGCTGCTACTTCTTTAGCTGCAAGTTGTGAGTCTTGTTCTGCTCTGTACTGCACACCATCTAGGTATGCTTCGACCATATCTTTACTAAAGCCAGCACCTTCTAATGCTGTGTAGTCGTCATCTTCTAGCTTGCCTGTCTCTTGCCATTTAGTATTCATCCCTTGGTAATCGACACCAGCTTCATCAAGGCGACTACCTATGTACTCACCATAAATT